ATCGCAGTTGCTCTTTTTCTGTTGAATCGTGAAGAAGAAGATGATACTCATTTACCAGAAGATTCTCTTATAGTTTATGCTAGAAAAAAGATAGAAGAAGATAAAATGAAACGTGATGAAGAATATAAAAAACAAATTGCTGAAAGAACTAGACAAATACAAGAAGATCGACAACAAAGAGGATATGGTCGAAAGAAAAGAAGATTGAGGAAGAAGAAGGTATAATCAGATTGCTATTGGTAATTCTGTCAATTCTGTCAAACTGGGTCTTCCTCGTCTAGATCTCTTCACTGGAATAGGTAACCCTTTTTCAGTATATTTTTTCTCAAATGATAATCTTCTATGCTCTAGTAAATTTTTTCTTTTATTAGAAATATATTGTTTACGCCATGTTTCCTGCATGTCTATTATATATTGAAATCTTTCAGGAGTCATAGGTACATGACCTTCTGGTCTTTCTAATTTAACAGGAATGTTAGTGTCATCAATTGAAAATTCAGTTTGCTTATAAAACATTAATTAAATATTAAGCAAATGTTTAATATTTAATTTTAGCAAAGATTATGTAGAAGTTGATATTTCTTCATTCCAAGAAGTAGGCAATTGATTTAAATAATAATCTGGAGGTTGTTGCCAAATAAATTGATCATGTCCCTTATCGCTATAAATATCAACTCCTGAAAGACCATCATCTTTATCTGTCCAAGTATTTTTAATATAAATTTTATTTTCATACATTTTAAAAATTTTTTCAAGTTGGACAAATGGTTTATTCTTTGTTATAATAATAAAATCAAACGCTGTCTTATATTTATTAATAATTTTCGCATTTCCATAAAATTCATAATTATACGTTGTCTCAAGATATGTAATTATTTCTTGAAGAATATTAGGTACTAACGTATAGATCATAACAAAGTTTTCAAAATCATTACCCATAAAATAATATATAGACTCTTTTTATATATTATTACTTTTTTATAATTTATCGCCAACGGCGATCTGATTTATAAAAGCGAGGAAACCTCGCTTTTTTATAATTTATTCATAATTTATTCATAATTTATTCGTTGTCAGATTCAGATTCTGTATCTACTTCAAATTCTGAATCTGAATGATAATTATATACATAACATCTGTCAAATATCTCATATCTAATCTTTTGATGTAGTACTCGTTTTTTATCTTCATCTATAAAGATAAGATGTTTGATAAATAAATATGTATCATCTATTAAATCCTGTTTATTATTTTTATAAAATTCATTTTCAAGAAGTCTATGTAATTTGTTATTCCATGAAGTATGACTTTTATTACTTTTATCAAAAGAAATATTATTTCTATTATACAATATTTTTTGAAAAGAAGCTCTAATATTTTGGGGCATTTCAGTGTAATTTTTTAAATTAGTATAGAGGATCCATTGCTCGAGTTTTGGTGCGAAATTTGTTTCATCCATGGGATATATTATACTAAGAAGATATGCCTAAATATTTATCGAATGAGACTATAAATATCATTATTATTACTTATTTTATATTATGAGATGTTAATCAGTCATAATATAAAAATGATCCTATTCTGCCATCTTTCTTAAAAAACTTTTATAATCTTGCTTACTAAGAAAATACCATTTCCTTTTAATTGGATCCCATAAACCATTATAACTTTTAATAATTTCTTTTTCTTTATAACCATATTTTGTATAAAATTTAATAATATCATCAGCGTCATAATTGGTTTTGCTTAATGGAGATTTATCATATAAATCAGTCATCAAATTAGAAATTCTTTCAGATTCTTTATTCATAATATACTATAAAGAAGATATTCCTAAATATATTCCGCATAATAAATTTTCTATACTAAATCAGTCTGTAATATAGAATGATCCTAGTTATTTTATTATTATTTATTTTATTTTATAAACTAGGAGATGCTATTCTTCTGTCGATTTTTGATTTCCAAGAAGGTATTATAAGTATGATTGAGTATGATAACATACTAGAACTAATCCTAGTTATCTAATTATTTATCTTTCTTTATAAAACTAGGAATGAATATTGAATATTGATTATTTATCTTCTTTTTTAAAAAAGTAAAAGAATAAAATATAAAAGATTATAAGATTTTCAAAGAATGGATGGATCCTTAGAAAGAAGATTATCTATCTTTTCCTTTTATATCTTGTCAATATTCAATATTCATCCTAGTGAGAACTCCGTTCTCTGTCGCAGAGCGACGTCCTAGAAATATAAAACTAGGATTTATTATTCAAATTTATATAAGTATCACTAATCAAACATGAAAGATAAGCTTCGCATAATAATCGATGTTTATTCATTCTTGAAGAATTGGAATAAGACTGAATATAATCGCATTTATTGCAGCACTTTATTTTATCATTTGGTTGTCGTTTAACTTTATGAGTTTGATAATATTCGCATTTCTTACTTCCTTTATGACTAGTTTCATAACTATAAATAAATACTTCTTTATTACAAAGAGGACAAGTCATCTTACTAGTTTTCTTTGAATTACTAGTTAATTTATTCTTTTCAAGGAATAATCTAGGATCTTCAATCATTTCTTCTAGGATTTTATTATATTTATTTATAATATTAATTATCTCTTCTTTTACATCTTCATTTAATTCTCTTATCCTATCGCAGAAATTATTAATATTTTTTAAACTATTTCCTACGGAAATCTGAAAAGATTTTGTTGGGTCTTTTAGACCCAACAAATCTTTTTTAGGACTTTCATTATTTTTATTTTTAATAATATATTTTAAGTCTATATAAGTATCCTGAATTTTTCTTAATGGTCTAGTTCTACCATCATGAAGTTTATATAATTTTATTAATTTTATACAACTATCTATCATCTCCTTTGATTTTAGTTCAATTTCAACTGGATCTATAGAACTTTTTAAAAATTCTTTAATAATATCTGTACCCATATACTGTTCATAACAAGTCATAATAATTATAATATAATGAATGATTTGTTTTTAAGTAATGGTTGAATATTGAATATTGACAAGATATAAAAGGAAAAGATAGATAATCCTTTTTCTATAGATGCCTCCCATTTTTAAAGAACCTATAATCTTTTATATTTTTATCTTTTACTTTTTTAAAAAAGAAGATAAATAATCAATATTCAATATTCATTCCTAGTTTTATAAAATAAAATAAATAATAATAAAATAACTAGGATGTTACCATGATCAATCATAGGACATATATATACTTCTTGGAAAGACGAAATCGACAGAAGAATAGCGCCTCCTAGTTACATTATATATCATTTCAAGAAAGACTAAAACTAGGATACCCTCCTAGTCCTAGTTATATATATAAGAAACAATATAAAGATACCCCTTTATATAATATATACACTGAGTATGCTCTCACAAAATCAAATCTGCCAACCAATTAAAAAAATGACTAAAAGAATCAACTGCGAACGTTGTAATAAACCAAATATGAGTAAGAAGAATATCAACGCTCATTATAAAGCTGGATGTAGTGGAATATGGGATGATTATAAAAAACCAAAAGAAAAGAAAGAACCAAAAGAGAAAAACCCTAGGCAACCTAGGAAATCTAGGAATAAAAAAATAACATTCTCTTGTTCTGATTTTATCGATTTTACCAACTGGTTGATTGATGAACAGGTTATTCTTGATGGAGACGATCAAGATCAATTTCATGAATGTTATCAACTATTTAAAAATAATCAAGAACCACCAAAACCAACTATGATTATAAAAATTACTTATCCTTGGACAATTCAGAAATCAGTTCAGGAATCAGTTGAGGAACAAGTTGAGGAATCAGTTGAGGAATTAGTTGAGGAATCAGTTGATCAACCAGTTGAGGAATCAGTTGAGGAATCAGTTGAGGAACAAGTTGAGGAATCAGTTGAGGAACTAGTTGAGTTTGGTGATATTTATCCTTCTTATGAAGAAGAATCATTCAAAGAAGAAAATGAAATGATTGAAAAAGATGAAGATGATGAAGAAGTAAAAGTCTATGAGGAATATTTACGAAATGAAAGAGAAAAATATGATTTAGAAAATGGAATAAAAGAAGAGGTAATTGAGGAATTAACGGAAGAACAAATTGAATGGCAAGAATATATACAACGCATAGAAAAAGTATTTTTTCAAGAAGATGAAGATATTGAAAATCAGTATTATTCTATGAACACTGAAGAAGAGATAGAACTTAGATTATCAAAATTTATTGAAAGATTTGATAAAAAAGAAATCAAGAAATATTCAATTTCTAAAAAGAATAAATTAAATATTGACATGATAAAACAACGCCAACAATTATTAGTTTTAATAAGTATGGATTGTTTCAGATTATATAATTTAAATAGTAAAAAATATGATTTTATACTTAGGAATTTAATTGAACTTATAAAATTAAAAATCATTAAAAAAATTAATGAAAATGAAGATGAAGATGAATTAAGCGAAGAAGAAATAAAAAAATTAATGAATAGTTTTGATAAAAATAAAATTCTAGAAAAATATAATAATTATATAAAAAAATGGTGCGAAATATCTATGAAATAAATTAATCTTTTTTCCAAACATAAATAAACTCAGTATAATTATTATTTTTTCTTTTATGAATATTTAATGGTATCTTTTCATGGTACTCTCCTAGTAATGAAATAACAATATTTTCATAAATCTCACTAGGAACATTCAAACAATAATAACCACCTAGTTTCAAATTTTTGAATGTTCTGTCAATTATAGATTTATAGAACTCATTCCATTGATCTTTTGTCATAACTTTTTGATTACTGTATACTTCTTTATTATAATATGGAGGAGATGTAAATACCATATCATAATCAAGTAATGAATAATCTACTTCTAGGCAATCCTTGAAAATTAAATTAATTTTGGGACCTTTGGTCCCTGCATCAGAGGTGCGACTACTTGAATGATTATTTATTATTTTTACCATTTCTTCATAAGGTTTGATCAAGTTAGTATTTTGATCGATTCCAATATAATCAATATTCATTTTACACGCTCCTAGCATCCTACCTCCCCATCCCATAGTAAAATCTAGTATACAACTAGGTTTGAACCTATAATATATGTTCATGGAAACCAAAGGCTTGAAGACAGATATGCTTCCAAAATATAATTGAAATATTTTCATGTAGATTTGTATTTTATTATTACTGATGCCTTTGGCATCTGCAGCAGAGCTGCGTCCATTTTTATGAAAATTATAAATATTATTTACATAATTCTTTGTTTTATAATAATTTATTTTTTCAACAAATTCATAAAAATTAATACCTTGATAACCAACTGTATTTAATCTTTCTTCAAGAGTAAAATAATCTATAAATTTAATTCCTAGTAAAGTATTTATTTTTCTAGGAATATCAGAATTATTTAAATTAAATAAATTATGAAAATCTTTCATAATTAATTCATAATTATTTTTAGGTTTTAGTAATTTACATATTTCAGATTTATTCATTATTTTTATAATTAATATTAAAAAATATTAAACTGTACTTATTTCCAGAGATTAATTCAGTATTACTATGTTCTAGTTTTGAACCATCAAATATAATAGGATTATATTTTGCGTTATATTCAGTACCATTTATAATAATATTACATCCTTCATAATCACCAAAAGATAGTAACATACTTTTTCCTACATTATTAGAATCAATATGTTTAGGACAAACTAAATTATGATTTAATTGAATTGATGTAAATTCAAATGGACAAATCTTTTTACCTAGTAATAATAATTCTTCATATAATTTAGGGTTCTTTTTAGTATTAGAAGACATTACTATTTTACGTCCTATCTTCTGCTTACATAATCCAAACACACAACCTCTATATCTAGGAAATCCACGTCTATTATTATTACTCTTTCCACTTGGAAGTATATCATAGGCTTGTTTGATTGGTATTTTTATATTCTTTAACATTTCTTCAACAGTAGAAACGACAGAAGGATTGATCTTCCATTGTATAATATCCATAGAGGATTTTAATACCGATGACTTTCTGGTTAGATTAAATTCATGACATCCATTCTTTCTAATCTTTCTTTTACCATAATCAGAATATTTTTCTACTAAATAATCAGTTGATTCTTCATTTAATTTTAATCTATCTTTAAATAATCCACAACCTCCTTTAGAATACATTTTTGAATTAAATCCATACTGATTAAATCTAATAACAATACCATCACGAATAAAATAAAGTAATGTTCTTTCAACATCTTCCTTCATATCGTTGGGTAAATTATAATCAATATATTTTTTATTAATAAATCCATAAAATCCACCATGTATGAATCGTAAGTCAGTAGTCATATACTTCTGTTTCTGTCGATAGAATGAATTCCAAACAGGATATACAGACCAAATAAATGCTCCATTATTCAAACAAGTATGAAATGCTTCATTCGCAAATTCATCAAAAGTTTTTTCTTTGAAATCAAAGTCAGTAATATCATCATCTATACAAATAATTAATTCATTTTCATGAAAATAATTTTCTATAAATTTTCTTTGATTAACTAATCCTTTAGTACCAATAATAATATTATATTCTGATAAATCTTTGAAATATAAATCATATTCTTCTTGAACTACGAAAATATAAATTAATGATTTTGAAACATTAAATCTTTCTAATGTATTTAATGTTTTATTTTTTATAATATCACTTCTTGAATAGGAAGGAATAGCTATCTTATACATATTATTTAATAATATAATTTATTCGTAAAATAAACTAATCATCTTCGTTGTCTTCAATCATCTTCAACTCTTGAGATATCCTTTCGGCACATTGGACATGGAATAGTATCATCTCCATCTTCGTCTTGGTGAGGTTGTACACATTCCCAACACTTGAAACAAAGAGTATGATTACATGGAGTCTTATTAAGAGTTTCGATATGACAAACCGAACATATATCAATTTTCATTTTTATATTTGGATTTTCAAATATTCTTCTCATTAATCCTAATTGATTATTTTTAGGTGTTAATGACAACGCATTTTCAGTGTAACAATATTTTAAGTTAGATAATAAATATTTAGCATGAATAATTGATTTAACTAAATCAATATGAGTTATTCTTTTCTTGGAATCAAATAATTGATCATAATAATATCTGTTAGGTTTATAATTTTGCTTTTCTCCATAAGTTAAGTTCTCGCTTGCAACTATAAAATTTATACTGATTCTTTTCAAAGAAGGATATGTTTCAAGTGCAAGTACAGATTCACACTTTAATCCATCAACTTCTTCAACACCCAACATTATAGGAAATATAATTTTTTCAGTATTAAGAGTTGGAATTGTAATTGTATTCGCAAACTCTTTTATTAGATGGAGTTCTTCTCCTTCGCATTCAATGCGTATATTCGATTTATCACAAGTGACAATAATTTTATCTTCCATGCGGGAAACATCGGTATTAGATTGAGACATAGGTTTGGTAGATGACATGATGTATTAAAAAGTAATTTTTAAGTGAAAACAGAAACATATTTTGAACTAGGAAAGAACATTCTAGGAATGTTCATGAGAAATGAAGATCTCAACTTAAAGATTAGGAAAGAATGTTCATGAGAAATGAAGATCTCAACTTATGATTAGGAAAGAACATTCTTTGTAAGAAGTTGAGATCTCAACTCGAAACGGGAGATTTTCATACTTTTATACTTTTTAATACATTCATGTCATCTACCAAACCTATGTCTCAATCATCCGTCGACGATTTTGAATGCGTTGTTTGCTATGAGTGCGATCCTCATATGCGTCCCAACGAAAATTGTTCGCATAAATTATGCGTTGATTGTTATTATCAAATATCTTATCAAGGAAATAATAAATGTCCACTATGCCGAGAAAATATAAGATCATCTGAAAGATGTCAACCTGATGAATACAATTATCTTTTTCTATATTCTTGTCAAACTGATGATGGGAATGAAATTGAATTGGGTATAACTATTGATCCTAATACTCATATATATTTTTCTGATGAAGAAGATGAAGACGACGAAGACGGAGTCTAATGGACTCTGGAAGCAGAGCTTCCGACGAAGATGAAAATTAGTTTGTTATAGATTCATGTTTGATCTCTTGTAACTTACAGAGGGAAACGGTAATCCCTTAAAAACCGAAACCAAATTAATCACTTCTTGAATCAACTTATAATTATTCGTAAAAAATAAACTAATAATAAAATATTTAATATTATAATGGAAGAAATAAAAAATAAATTAAAAGAAAATCGATCTCATCTTTCTGAATCTTCTGTCAATACGTACGCTTCTACGCTCAAGAATTTATTTTATAAAGTATTTCCTAATTCTACTTTTGATATAAAATTATTTAATAAATCAAAAGAAATTTTAAAATATTTAGAAGATGTTTCACCAAATAAAAGAAAGTCAATATTATCTTCATTATTCGTCTTGACTAAAGATCCAGTTTATCAAAAGAGTATGGTTCAGGATATCAATAATTATGAAGAGAATATAAAGATGGAAATTAAGACTCCTACCCAAGAAAATTATTGGATTGAAAAAGATGAACTAGATTCAGTATATAATCAAATAAAAAATAAAGCATTATATCTCTTCAAGAAAAAAGAGTTATCAAAAGATGATCTAAATGACATTCAAAATTATATTATTCTGTCATTATACACTTTGATACCTCCTCGTCGCAGTCTAGACTTTACAGAAATGAAGATTCATAATCCTTCTCCTGATGATAATCATATTAATAAAAATAAATTTGTATTTACTAAATATAAGACGGCGAAATTTAATGGTACTCAGTATGAAGAAATTCCAAAAGAATTAATGAGTATACTTAAGAAGTGGATAAAGATAAATCCAACAGATTATCTTCTTTTTGATTCCAATAAAAATAAACTAACTCCTAGTAAATTAACTAGGAGACTAAATCGTATATTTGGTAAGAATATTAGTACATCAGCACTTCGTCACCTCTATATTTCTCATAAATATCAAAATTTCATAAAAGAAAATGAATCTTTAGAACATGATCTCAAATCAATGGGATCATCAATGATTCAAATACCACAATATTTAAAAAAAGACATATAAAGACGATATACGTTATTATACAACCTTATGCCACATAAACCAATTGACTACTCAAAAACTATTATTTATAAAATTGTCTGTAAAGATTTAGAAGTGACAGAAATATATGTAGGACATACTACTGATTTTAAAACTAGAAAAAGTTCTCATAAACATTATACTACTAAAGAAAATGATAGAAAATATAATCTTAAAATTTATAAATATATTAGAGAAAATGGAGGTTGGGAAAATTTTGATATGATAGAAATTGAAAAATATTCTGAATGTAAAGATAGTAATGAAGCAACAGCAAGAGAAAGATATTGGTATGAACAATTAAATGCTAAATTAAATATGAGATTTCCTCAAAGAACAGATGAAGAATATAGAAAATCTAATAAAGAAGAAATTAAAAAATATTTTGATAAAAATAAAGATAAAATTAGAGAACAAAGAAAACAATATAGAAATGAAAATAAAGATGAAATTAATAATAAACAGAAAGAAAGAAGAAATATTCCATATACATGTTCTTGCGGTTGGATTGGTAATGAACAAACTAAATATCGTCATTTTAAAAATTCAGTTCAACACAAGAATATTTAGCACATTTAGAAGTTTAAATTATATATTATTATTCTCTTGATAATATATAATGCGAAAGAATAATCAATTGATATCTAATAATGATGCTCCAATGCATATTAAAAATAAAGATAGTCATTATGAATATTCATATCTTCAAATGAGTGTAGCAAATCTTCAGAGTACAACGACTCTCCCTGCACCGCTCACATTTACGTCTGCCCAAAATTCTCCCTTTTTGGCTGCCCCCGCATGCGAATATGAACTAGCAATCTCAAGATTTAGTTTAGACACTTCTTCATTGCCAGTATTTGTTCCTATCATTCAATTAAAAACCCCAACTGGCGCTAATAATACTAATCCTAATCAAACTATTTATTCAATTACTATGACATATACTTCAGGAGGAACAACATACGCTTATGAAGCGTTTATGGAATGGCAGCCTCAAAATCTTTCAATTCAAGTGCCAAATGCTCCCTATCTGAATAATCCTCAAGTTCAAGATAACTCTTTAGCGTATTACAACGCATATAATGTTCAGTGGGTTGTTCAATTATTTCAGAATACTTTTAATGCGGCTTTAGCAGGATTAAATGCGATTTTGACCACAGCCGGAGTAGCGAATCCAACTACTAATCCCCCAGTCATAACTTATAATACCGATACGGCATGTTGTAGTATTTATGTTGATGCGGCTGCCTACGATCCTAGTCCTCCTAGTAGTGTAGCGAATCCTGTTAAAATATATTTTAATTCACCCATGTATGGACTTTTGGATTCTTTTATATTCACATATTTAGGAGTAACAACTTTAGCAAATTCTGGACAGAATTATCAACTAATTATCGATTCATTCAATGGCACTAATCAAACACCACTTCCAACTCTAAATCCTAGTCCGTATGATGCGACATTTACTGCTCAAACAACATCGACTATAGGATTATGGAGTCCAATACAGAGTATCATTTTTACTTCAAATACTTTACCTATAAATCAAACTCATCTTTTACCTAGTATTGTTTTATTAGAAGGTCAAAATATCGGGCCAAATTCATCAATCAGTAATGTCCAGAATATTATATCATCCTTTCAAAGTCCAAATAATCTATACCGTCCTAGTATTACTTATGAACCTAGTGTATACAGATTTATTTCTTTGAATGGAAATAATCAGTTGAAACTATTTAATATTCAATGTTATTGGCAAGGTTGGGATGGATCAATTAATAATTTTCTTCTGGCAAGTCAGCAGAATTTTAGTATGTTAATAATGTTCAAGAAAATCGATACATATTAAGGAATAAATATCGCCATTCGGCAATAATTAGAATATTTTTATCTTTAGAATAATATATGTCAACATTTGGAACATGCCTAATAGTCGATCCAGTAATAGGAGATATTACTCCTGAATTAACGTACGCAGTTCAGACTGGCGCAGCCCAGAAAACTGCCCAATCATTTCAAGCCACTAGTGCATCTAACTCTAGCATAGTATTTTCAATTCAAGTGCCTAGTGAAAATATAGTGGTGGATAGAGCAGTGACTGTTTCCGCTACAGTATATTTGACAGTGAATATAGGTAATGCCACAACGGGAGGAGGAGTTGCCCCAGGTGAGTTGGCTTTCAATCTTGGTTTGACAGATTCGCTACAAGCTTTTCCTCTGAATAAACTTTTTACGACTGCTCAATCGACAATCAATAATGTCAGTGTTTCTTCCAATGAACAAGATATAGTGGATGCTCTTCTTAGAATGAACAACTCGAGAGAACTCTATAGATATAACTCGACTACTACTAGTCTTCCTGATCAGGCCTACTTGAATTATGAAGATGCGGTTCTTGCCAACAATAATCCTTTAGCAAGTTATAACACGGCATCCTATGATGTTGATCAAATTCCTCGAGGTGCTTTCCCAGTCACTGTTGGTCTTCCTACGCAGGGTTTCCCAATTGTTCATTATATCACAGGGGGAGGCACGGATGATTCTTTGACATCAACAGATGTTGATGACTATTGGGTAATTCCAATCTCCTTTACTACTATTGAACCCCTGCTCACTCTCTCACCGTTCACTTGGTGCGATCCTGAATACAATGCTCAAGGTTTGGTTGGTATTAATAACATGTCTTTCAATTTTACGATTGATAATTCATGTAAGAGAGTTTGGTCATCCGCATTTGAATATACTGGACCATATAGCGTTTCTCTTGGAATTGCTGGATTGAATAACAACAATCCTTTTCAGAATGTTCAAATGCAATTTGAGTTCCTTTCTACTCAACCCACTCAGTTGGTTGCTTCTAAGAATGTTTGCCCTTATTATGATTACGCTCGATACATCTCTAACTCAAACGGAGGTACCACTTTTACTCAAGGAGTTCCCGCAACATTTACATCTAATACTATTCAGATTAATCAGATTCCTGACTACTTTATCGTCTTTGCACGTATTCCAATGGCTCAGCAGACGGTTCTTAATTCTGCCTCATTTCTTACTATCAACAATGTTAGTGTTAATTTCAACAACGCTTCTGGTCTTCTTTCTTCTTTTAGTCAAAACCAACTTTGGAATATGTCTAGAAAAGCAGGATTGAATCAAAATTTTGACGAATGGCGAGGCACTGCTTTGAGAAACGCAGTCGATGGAGCAGGTGAACTTGTTTATACCACGGGTTCTATCTTAGTTATTGATGCAGCCAGTCTTTCGCTTCCTTCTTACCTAGTGGCAGGTAACTTGGGTAATTTTCAATTCCAGATTACCCTTAATATGACTTCTTACTATACGGCGGCTGTCACACCAGAATTGGTCATAATTACTGCTAACTCAGGAATTTTTTGCAGTGAGAGCGGAACTTCGACGACATTTACCGGTATTTTAACAAAAGAATTGACCTTATCTACTCAAGAACAGAAGGATACACCTGCAATCAGCAGAGTTTCTGATGAACGCTTGATTGGTGGGAAGATGCTTCAAAGAGGTTCAGTTAGACATCCCAAGTATGTTGCTCAACACATGAAGAAGATGAGCGGAGCAGGATATGTTTCTGGCGTTTCGGGCGCAGGATATTCTGGAGCAATTTCTGGTGGAGCTATGCATAAGAAATCCAAACTTCATAAACTAATTCGATAAATAATGAATTTTATTTTATATTTATAAATAAATGAAAATTATTATTTATAAATTGTTATGTAATAAGACAAGTAATTGTTATATAGGTTCAACTAAAAGAACTTTAAATAATAGAATTAGTGAACATAAATCTAATTATAAAAATAATCATGGATTAACTAAATCTGTCGAAATATTAAAAAATGAAGATTATCAAGTAATTATTTTAGAAGAATTTGAAATAAATACTTTAGACGAATTGAAAAATCAATATAGTAAAGAAAGGGAATATATTGAAAAAGAACTAAATTGTATAAATAAAAATCTTCCATTTAGGACAAAAGAAGATATTAAGAAATATTATGAAAATAATAAGATAGAAATTCTCAAGAAAAGATCAGAACGATATATTAAAAATAGAGATAAAGAATTATCTAGGCAAAACGCTTATTACTTAGATCCTATTAAAAAAGAAAGAATTAAAAAATATAATTTGGAAAGATACCATCGCCTTAAATTAAGAAATATTGGGACAAGTCCCAATATTTTTAATCAAATTGCCGAAGGCAATAAATTATTATCTTCTCAATAAATATAATGGCTGGTTCTGGATCTATTGGCACTGATGCTTACACTCGTATGATCAATGATAAATTAATTCAATTGGATACTAGATTCGCAATTGATAATCAGTATACACCCTTGATAGGAGA